GCTTTTGATGGCATCCAGAAACGTTCACTAAAGAGAGCAGTTGATGGTGTAACAGAATTAGTTAAAGCATCTAATGAAATGAGAGACAAGATTCGCTCACTTGCGACAATCGATATCAATTCTGGACTCCAAGCCGTAGCCGATGGCCTTGGGTTATCAAGTACAAACTCTCTTACAATCAATAAGGGCGATCTTAAAATCAATATCAAGGTCAATGTCGATCTTTCTCTTGACGAATTCGAGATGGCCATGACAACAAGACCAGATGGGGCAAGCTTTGTTCCCACACCTAAAAACCAGTGGGTGGCAAAAGAAGGATAGTAATGAGTGAAATTTTAAAAGAGAGTGAAATTTTAAAAGAACTAATGAAAGGCGACTTATATAAAAGCCTTGTGGATTCTTTACCGGACGATGAAAAAGCCCTTGTGCTCAGCACAATATCAGAACTCTTGGTTAACTTTGAAAAGAATGTAATCCATAAAGTAAAAAAACAAAATGATGAGTAGTTAATAGGGTGACGGATTCAAGAAAACTTGGAGATTTTATTACAAAGCCTCCTGTTATCGTTCTAACAGACGCCGCGCCCGAACATGGCGGTGAAGGTCCTCGTCCAATTGAATTTTATCATGATGACTTTGTTGCCGACTTAAAACAAGAGGTTGTAGATCACGCCTACCAGCTAATGGAGCACGCGCAAAACCAATACGGCATATCAACAGAAATAACAGAAAAAAGCGCAACGCTACCAAATGGATTTCCGGCTCCGCTTACTCAAGACTCCTCGAATAACAACAAGACATTCACGAAAGAAATTGCCGCGCATGGAAATGGGCAAAGTGCTGTTTCATATTTTGAAACAATGTCCGATAGCGGACTCCTAGAGACAAAAGTTAAAAAAGGAATGACCCTTGGTTCTTTAAAAAAAGACTGGGTTAAAAACATCCTTTCTGATATTCATCAAAACGGCGGCGACGCCGAGTTTCCCCAAGAGGTAGACCAGCTCCTTTTGAGGATGAACAGAAACTCTAGAACAAAGCCCTTTTATGATCCCAATGGAACGTCCAGCGAAGAAGATTCAAATGCTTCTTTATTTTATCCTAGCGGAAGAACAAGGTATACGGGTCCGGGATCATGGTTAGAACCAGCAGGCGATCGCTCGGACGCCATGACTCTCCAACAAGTTAAAAATCTTGCAACAAAAGTTTTACTTGGAGCCTCTGGCGAATTGGATAACCAAGAAAGAGGAGATGTTTTTAGTTTAGACAGAGCAAAAGTAGCTGCAGACTTTGTGCCGGGCCTCGCGCGAATTGGGCAGCCAGTTCCATATGGTAGATTCCGACCCGGAAATATCATGGCAGATATAAACCCATCGTTTGTAAGAAAAACAGAGTTTCTTGATGGAGAAGATGACAAAATGTCTCACGGTTCCCCGTGGAACCCTCTCATTAAATTTAATTCGCTAAATGGTGCTTCTGCGCGAGCCGTGACGGCAATTCTTGTGCTTACCGTATCTGGTGCCATGATGGCTTTAAAAAACATCGTAGGATCATATGCAAACTCTGCAAATACTGCTCGAACCCCTCCCGTTACAAAGCCAACGATTACCATGGAGGTTGCTAGTGGTGGCGAAGGCATAGATTCCGACGGTGGAAGCACAAACAACGAATATCACTTGCAAGGGAATTACTTAGGAAGCTCGCACGGAACAATGAGGTATAATTCTGGGGCTTCCCAAAAAAGAATTACCGATCTAAGCAGAAGAAATCTTTTCGGACTGACTCCGACAAATAATGATTATAAACTATGTGTTGATGCCGGAGTAAAGATGTTTTTTGATCTTGGCGATGGTCCATCAGGACCACTTGCTACTTTCTCGAATAATTTTGATGACACACTTCAGCCCAATTCTGATTACGGGTTTTATATAACTCTTCTTCGCTCTGTTCTGAGAGACACGGGTGAAATTATTACAACTTCGATCTCTTCCGCAAGCGACGGAATAGGGCGGCGTGCTGATCCCAATATAACCTCTGGATTTTACGATACCGTAGAAAGTCTTGAAGAATTTCATAACAGGCATACGAATAGTAGACTTATTAAATTTATGAACATCATGGCGCAGATAGGCGATCGCGCTATTGATATGAGTTTATCTGACAGAACTAATGGGCTTATCGACTCTATACCGGAAACCAGAGATAGTGCCTCTGTATATAACGAACTCGACCAGTCTATTCTTCATAAAAAAAGTAGGTTATCCACAAAGGGAGGTTCGCTATCGTGGGGGGCGAGCACCATAGTTTCGCTTCATATGCTTCCAGAGTCAATCGACCGTGCGCAGGAAGATATTGCCGGCAAGAACGCCATTGGCGGCAAAATATCTTCATACCTTAATGAAAAAAAGGGCTTCGTCAGTTCCGGCAGCGGCAGGTTGCCGGCACACAAAGTAAAACACATTGAGTCTGTTCTTGATTCAACGTATGTGCCGTTTTACTTCCATGATCTTCGCACAAACGAAATCATATCCTTTCATGCGTTTTTGACAACGGTTTCTGACCAGCATTCTCCAACATACGAAGAAGGAACAGGATTTGGAAGAGTCGGCAATGTATACAATTATAAAAACACCACGAGAACAATAAGCCTAACTTTTAATATAGTCTCAACAAACCCGGATGATTTTGATCAAATGTGGTATAAGATTAATAGACTTATTATGTTAGCGTATCCGCAATATACAGAAGGAAGGGCACTCACGGATCCCGTTTCTCAAAACAGATTCGTACAACCATTTTCGCAGATAATTTCTGCCACTCCTGTAATAAGAGTCCGCGTGGGAGATTTGATAAAATCAAACTATAGTGAATTCGACATTGCTAGAATGTTCGGCGCGGGAGGCAATAATTTTGGGTTTTCAAAAGAGAACCAAATCGCGTATGACGAAAGAATCCAAAAGACAAACAACAGAATCAACAACATAAATCTAAGAGCAGCCGATATTCGCAAAAGAAACGACAATGAAAAATTTGTTGTGGGAGATGAGATAGTGCTCACACAACAGATTCTAATAGACAAAAAAGAACTAGAAAAAGTCAAATCAACCTCTACCACCCCAGCGGACTATGCAGAAGTCGCCCCAATACTAAATCTTTATACAGAAAAAGGCAGAAGAAGGGGAAAGGGAGGCGGAGTAAGGCCAGACAAGGATTATGATAGTTTTTCAGCGGGGCGAACATTCTTGGTTGTTGCGGTTAGTGAAAATGGGTCCATGACTTTGGCACCACAAACTGGCGTTAATAGCGGAATGGATGGAATGCATTTTCGATATTCCCCAACAGGAAAGGGAAGGTTCTTTAGGTTAAGAGATGACTTTGTGGAAAGAAAAGCTCTTGAGAGTGTCGGCCCAGAACCTGCTTCGGAGGATGGGCCTTTTGCAAGTGGGGACACGCAACAAGTTATAGACTTCTTTTCTACCGAAGGGGCCAATGGCAACCCGATCATGAGAGCCTTTGAAGCAACTGCTGGCAAAGGAATTGCGGCAGTTATCGGAAACATAAGCATAGAAGAGATACTTGAGTTTCCTTGGGAGACAGAAATGAACGGAAGCGTTGCCCCGCAAGGCATTACAGTTTCTTTAACCCTCAATGTTATCAATGACATCAATCCCGGACTCGCGCATGATGGATTCATGATTGGTGCTCCGTACAATATCGGATCGATGATGAATAAGGTAAAATCCACCACTATCGGAGGGGGAGATGTAACGCTGGACGAACCAGCAATAAAATCACTAATTAAAAAACCAGCAAAACAAACATACGGAGGCGGCGGTGACTCTTAGGCGCTATAATAGAACTCCAGTCATTGGTTTAAATTTTAGGTACGGTACTTCGTATGCCATTCCTGCTATTAGACAAGGAATTGTTGACGGAACGATTCGATATCAAGAGATTGTCCTACAAGAAGGAGAGAGGCTGGACATAATGGCTGGGCGAGAATACGGAGATGGTAGATTGTGGTGGGTTATCGCCAGCGCCTCCGGAATTGGTTGGGGGCTTCAAGCGCCTCCGGGAACAAGAATAATTCTACCGAACATAAGCGATATCGCAGAAGTTGTAGGGTGAAGTACTTATCAATATGTCGTCAAAAAGAAGACTATTAGATAGAGCCGTTAAAGACCTTGCACGATTTAATGGACTCTATACAACCGAAGATCTGGCAACCAGAGTATCGTTGGAAAAAGTACAGGGAAGCGGCGCAAATATACGCAGCGCACTTTCAATAAATACTCCAGAAGAATCCGCAATTATGAAGGAATTTCTTGATGATTCTGAGAGTTGTTATTTTATTAAAGATCTCGTAGAGGTTCTTTCAAACAAAACCAAGGAAGACCAAGGCGCGGCGTTTGTTGGGCAAAATAGTCTTAGGGATAGAATGAACGAGGTGTTTGAGATCTATCATACAGCTCAAACGCACCGAAAATATTATGGAGAAATTGAGGCCAAGGAAGTTCCAACAATTAATGATGTTTTAGGCTATGCAGACGGAAGCTCGGACTCTACGATTATAAACTCATTTCCTTCAAGGCCGTCAAAGGATAATCCTAGCCTCTCGGCTGTTATATCGAACAGTCATAGAATTTCTCTTTCTAGTAAAAATATTAACTCAACAGTTCTATGGTTAAATTCAATGCCAACAGTAGAATTGTCTAGAGCGGTGCCTTTTGTTGATGTTAGGTTGTATATTGCTAAACAACCAATAAACGAAAGAACAAAACAGATTCAAACACTTAGCCTTCCGAGATTTATAATGGGGGCTCAGACTGTAGATGATGGATCACCATTGCACACAATGGCTAGATCCAACGTGATAGACCCCGACAAGGCTTCGCCGTTCCCTAGGGAGGGAGTAGATGAATATTCTGTTTCTGGCATGGAAATCTTTACCTCTCCGCAAACTCTTAATTCTGCCGGAGGGATAGAAAGCGAAAAATTTAGAGCCACAAAAACCCTAGATACAATGTCTTCATTTTTAACATTGAAAGATCTAACTCTTAATGTGGCGCAGTCAACAGGAATAATGTCATACAAGTCCGGCACGATGTCCTTGACGCTCCACGACAGATCTCGCCTATCGGAAGTGGCCGACTTTATTAAACCCGACCTTTATAGTACCAATGAAATCGAAATAGAATATGGCTGGATGCACCCAGACGGAGAAAATATGTCCAGCCCACAGAGAAATCCTTATGGTGACTTTATCAATGGGCTAAGATCTAAAGAAAAATATATCATTGTTAACTCTTCTATGACTATGGGGGCAGGAAGTACAGTAAATATCAATCTTTCAATTGCAATGAGAGGCAGTACGGAGTTTTCTACAGAACTTATAAGCACAGACACTGAGAGTGTAAACTCTGTCATACGGGAGATTGAAGATCTTCAAAAGGTGGTAGCAGAATATCGAGCCCGAGTTTTCGGCAGAGAAAACGGATATCAGACAAGAGAAATACGGGGAATCCAAATCTTAGACGCAGCAAGCGACGCCATGAGATTCACTACCTACACGGACCATCTTAAAAAAGAATTGGCCCAATTCAAAGCCGCACTTGCAAAATCGGAAAATCCGAATTCTCAAAAACTTGTTGAGGCAATTGAGGAAATGTATGTATCCAAAAACGGAAACCGAAGGAAAGGAATACCAGCAACAGTAGCAAAAGTAGATAAACTAAGAAACTCTGTTGTTGAATCTATTTCTAATAAACTTTCCAAAATGTCAAACACAAGCGATCCATTTTTTATAGGAGCGCCAAATTTGACGGTTGCGCAAAGAGGTACAAGCGGCAGAAATCTAGACACTGCAGGCAAAACAACCAAAGATAAACAAAAAATAAATAATGAAAGAGCCCTATACAGGCCAAAAGGTGGATTTGCAGCAGGCTCAACTTCTTTGGCTAAGTTATTTTTATTATTTATCGGCGAACCTTTAGCAAATACGAGAAAGTTCGATGATATTCAGTTTATCTTCTATCCTTTCAATGCTTATGCAGGCTATGCGAACCAAATTAATATTGGTAACTTCGTTGTCGATAATGGGTTTTTTGCCGAATGTTTTGTAAGATGGAGACTTGAAACAATAGGCCGTTCATCGATGATGAATCTAGGTGATTTTGTAAGATTTGTCGCAGGAACAATAATTGAAGACCCTGCTGCCCCATCGTATGGACTAACCAGTTTGTTTTCCGGTGGCGAAAAGGGCCGAGCGCAAATGAAAGATGATCATCCGTTGGTCCATTCGGAAAAAATAAACAAAACATTACAAGGGGTTACTCCGGATGCCTCCTTCAGAATGCCTCAAATAGAAATCTATATTGAAACCCAACCTAGAAAAAAAATTGCAAGAGAAGGAATTATCGAGGATTCTGGCGAAAACGTAATGAGGATTCATGTGTTCGATCGGCTTGCGACAAGTTACGATACGTTAGGATCACTTCTTTCTAACGTAAGGGATACAGAGTTGGCTTCGATCGGAAACATCCAACAAGCGCCTGCTGTCATGGCTGGCGACACGGGCGCAACGGGAAATGCGCGGGTCGTAAAAGAAAGAGAAAGAATCCATAATCTATTTCTCGATACGGCAGAAAAAACCTATGGAATTATTAAAAGAGTACCTACGGATTCTATTGAAGGCGCAAACTCTATCTATAGAATAACTGGTGGACCCAAAAAAGTAAAAGAGTTCTTATACAACACTATGCCTTATATTCAATATGGTAGAGCAGGAACTACAATAAACAATGCTTCTCTTACTTCTATTCAAGACTCTGCTCTTAATACGGTAAACTTATTGCGTTCTTTTAGGACGGTAGAGATTGACCCTAATGGCGAGGCTCCGGGAGGACTTCCTTTGCGTATCATTCCAACAGAAATGAACCTGACTTGCCTTGGTTGTCCTTTTATAGAGTTCTCACAGAGCTATTTTGTAGACTTTGACACAGGAACCACGGCAGATAACATTTATAGTGTTGTAGGCATTACGCATAAATTTACGCCCGGATCGTACAGGACCGATATTAAATTTGGACCCAATGATGCTTATGGCAAATATGACTCTATTCTTTCTCGTGCAAGACAGGCTCAGGCTGTTCTTCAAGATATTGAAAACGAGAAAATGAAAAATAACTAGATTTTTCTGATATACTATCAGCATGAAGATCTACTTTCCCGGCAACATTTTGGGGCTAGATAAAGATGTTTATTTAAAATGCGAAGAAGACGGATCTACATATACCGTTGTAGACAGAATTAGTCCAAATGAAGATTTCTTTCTCTTTACGAATGAGGTAATAGAAGAAATTTCGGGCCTGTTCGATATTAGCCTAAAGTTTTATGATTATATTTCATCGAACTTGGTCAACCCTTTTCTTTACGGCATCAATTTAAAAAACATCAATACGGTCCCTTGGGAGAAAGCACTTAGGAAAAAAGACTACGAGGAATCATTATTAAGGTTCTTATCAGAGGTTTTTAATAACGTCATAAGAGATGATTCTTTCAAAAAATATTATGGTGAGTTTAGAAAGCAGAATAATTTGTTCTCTTCTTTAATGCCAGCTAAAACAAATAGGGATAGGATAGAAAAATATCTTGATGATGCGAATGCTGCACAAGTATCTTTGCTTGAATCCTTTCTCCCGGAAAAGTCTGGCTATACAAAGAAACCATTATACAATAGGCACAAGTCTAAAACAGGTAGAATGATTATTGAAGATGGACCAAGGATTCTAAATATTCGTTCTGATTATCGTAACGTTATTGAGAGTCGCTTTGGAGACAAGGGTAGAATTCTATCTTATGACTATAAGAGCCTAGAGCCTAGGGTAATCCTTATTGCAAATCACCTTATTAATGGAATTGAATACAATGACCCAGATCCCGATCTTTACCAATACGTTCTGGATCAGATTGGTTTTGCTGGCAAAATTACAAGAGAAGATATAAAAATATTAATCCTTTCAAAGATTTATGGCGCTGGTAAAAAAACAATAGAAAATAAATTTAGTCATTTGAATCATGATGAAATTGAAGTTCTCTTTGATAAGATTGAGGATATATTCAACATTGAGCTATTAAGAAATCATCTAAATGAAACTCATGAGTATTTTGATAACAAGAAGATATACAATCTTTTTTACAGAAATTTGTTTGTTGAAGAAAATGACAAGAGGCTTTTAATTAATCATTTTATTCAAAGTAGTGCGGTAGATATTGCGGTAAGAGGATTTAATTTATTTATTGAACAAATCAAAGACAATGAAAATATCATACCTTTATATGTTATTCATGATGAACTTATATTGGATGTTCATGTTGATGCAAAGAGTGAATTTCTTGATGCCGCAAAAAGATCTTCGCAGATTAATCTAATAAACAATAAGACTTATAACTTTTATTATGACATTGTGAAAATCTAAGAATTAAATGGGTATACTGAGAATATGAAAGACAACAACACAGATAAAGCATTTGAGAAAATTGAAAAGAATTGGTTGAGACTTATGGCTGCTGCGGATGCGGTTGGCGACGATAAAATTATAAGTCTTCTTAATGATAATGCTGAAAGAATTATGGTTTCTCCATATTCAACAAACACTGAATTTTCCGGAGCCTATCCGGGTGGCCTACTTGAAATGACTCTGAAGATTATCAATTATATGGTCAATATGGCAAAGGCTACGAACCAAGAGATTGACCAAAAGAGTCTTGTAAAAATTGGCATTCTTCACGGTATTGGAAAGATCGGAAATGAGGATCATGATCTATTTGTAGAGAATGATTCTAACTGGCACCGCGAGCGCGGCATGGTTTATAAGTGGAATCCTGAGATCGAACCTCTTTCATTTTCCATTCGCACTCTTAGGTGGATTAATAGATACAACATTCAATTAACCGAGCGCGAATATGTCACTATTCATGGTGCCTCAAAGAGCCCAGACCAAATTTCTTCTGGGGAGTTTCATAACTCTTGGCCTGAGACAGTCTTGCTTCAAGCGGCGATTCGTCTGCTTCCAAATGGTTGATGGCGCATATTTATCATACCATGCTCAATGAGCATTGTTGATTGAAAATAAGACCCAAATAAAAGAGTTTCCTACAGGAACAATAGTGATTCTTGTAGTAAGTTAATAGATGAGTGGCCTTTGGTCACGAAAAAACACAAAACAAAAAACAGTAGAAAGAAAAAAATGTCAGCATATAATATTCAAGCGATTAAAGAGAAGATTGAGAGATTACAGAACGGCGGACGTGCGCCAAGAAAGAAGACAGAAGATACGGGTCCCAAGCTCCCATTTTGGAAACCAGTGCTTCCCGAAGGTGAGAGAACAGCAAAGTACGAGATTAGGTTTCTCCCGTACAACAGTCCAACAGGGCAGCCTTTCCATGAGGTTGCTCAGTATAGCAACAAGAGACTCCTAGGTCCTAATGGTTGGAGATCAGTAGCTCCTTTCCAGTATGATCTCGAAGATCCAATTCGCGATACGCTTGTAGCTCTATCGTCAGAGCACCAGCCAGTCGAGGTGTTCAAGGCGATGAACTGCCTTCGTCCACAAAACTCGTACTATGCACCTATCATTGTTCGGGGTGAAGAGGACAAGGGAGTGCAGGTCTGGGAGCTTTCGGAAAAGCGTGCTCTTGAGGTGTATTCGATTCTTGCTCACGAGGATTTCGAGGATGAAAACCTTTTTGATCCAATGACAGGTCGTGACTTTACGGTTACCGTGACTCTTACGGACAAGACTTTTGCTGCACCAAACGGCAAAATCTATCCTGTGAGCGATGTCAATATTAAAGAAAGAAAAAAGGCTTCAAAGCTTGCACCAACCAAGGGCGCTGCCGAAGAGATTATTGAACAGATCCCTGATTTCGATGCATATTTCAAGTCCCGAGTCCGCGATACTGATTATTACAGGAAGCTTCTTAGCAACCTATTCCCCGAGGGCGCGAACAGTGCAAGTGAGGAAGGCACCGCACACGAAACAGCCATGGCGAAGAAGTATACAGTACTTGATACCAGTTCAGAGGAAGACGACAACGATGACGGCGGACTTGACGAGGATGCCGCAAACAAGATCGACGCAGCATTTGACGATCTTTTCTAAGATGGGGACCTTTAATGGCAACTAAAAGAAAGAAAAAAGAAGAAACAGATTCTTCGGATACTTCTATTGATGATTTTTCGATTGAGCTTATCAAGCAGCTTAATAAAGAACACAATGCAAATATTGCGTTCAACCTAAGCATGGGCGATGCTCCAACGAATATCAAGAGATGGATTCCGACAGGATCAAGGGGACTTGATGCCATATTATCCAACAGGGTACATGGTGGTCTAGCAGAAGGAAGAATTGTAGAAATCTATGGTCCTCCTAGCTGCGGCAAGTCCACGCTTTGCTTTCAGATAGCAAAGCACACGCAAGGTCTAGGCGGCGTTGTTGTATATATTGATACCGAGAACGCCACAAACCCACAGTCCTTGATTGAAATGGGTATTGATGTTGAAAAAAGATTCGCTTTCGTCCAGACAGGATGTACCGAGGAAGTTTTCGCTGCGGCAGAATCTGCCATTCTAAAAATGAGATCGATGAACAAGGATGTCCCGCTTACGATTATCTGGGACTCTGTTGCAAACTCTTCGCCAAGAGCCGAACTTGAAGGGGAATATGATCAGAATACGATCGGCCTTCAGGCGAGGGTCATTGGAAAAGGTATGAGAAAGATTACAAACATCATTGCAAACCAAAATGTATTGTTTGTAATTGTAAACCAACAGAGAAAAATGATTGGCGCAGGACCTTACCAGAAGGACACGACAACTCCGGGCGGAATGGCTATTCCTTATGCTGCTTCGACTAGGATTGAAATTACTTCTACAGGAAAGGCTCATATTAAGGACAAGGACGGAACGGTCATTGGAATTAAAGTGAAGGCCAAAACAGAAAAAAACAAGGTCGCTGCACCGTTTAGAACCGCAGAGTTTTCCATTATCTACGGAGTCGGAATCGAAGAGCACGAAGAGTGCTTTGACATGTTCAAATCAGCGTGCGACACCAAGGGTCCGGCCACAACGGAATCTGGTAAGCTCGTAGAGGTAAGCGGGAATGGAGCTTGGAAGACAATTAATATTTCCAAGGCAGATACAGGTGAAGTAATCGAAGAGATCAAGTGTTATAAGGCAGAATTTGGAGATAAATTTATGTATCTTCCACAATATGCCGAAGAGGTTGACGCTCTCATTGATCATGCTTTTGTCATGAAGTCGCAGGCTGCTCCTCATCCAACGCTCGAAGGACCAGATTTTACTTCATACTCAAACGCGCAGGCAATTCTTATGGAAGCAGCCGAGCGAGAATTAAAAGAAGAAGGTAAACTATAAATGGCAAAGATTAGAAGCAAGATACTTTTTAAGGTTGATTTGATCAACTATCCAAATGCACAAATCCCAAAGGTATCTAGAAAAGGTGACGTAGGTTATGATATTTTTTCTGCCGTGAATGATAGGATCGCTCCCGGCGAAACAAAGATTATCAAAACTGGCGTCTTTTTGGCGAGTATGCCTGCCACAATCGAACACGAGTCTGTCTTTTTAAAAATCGAAGGCAGGAGCGGCATGGCATCCAAGGGTATTTTTCCCGTAGGTGGAGTCATAGATCCGAACTATAGAGGAGAAATTGGAGTGATTCTTCACAACTCTTCCAAAGAAGATTATGTGATTGAGTCCGGAGATAGAATTGCACAACTGTTAATTTATTCTATCTTTACAGAAAGAGATGTTATTTTCGTGGAAACAAACAACATTACAAAAACCAACAGATCTTCCAATGGATTTGGGAGTTCGGGCAAATAGTATGAAAAACGTTTGGGTACACCCTGCCAAGCAGAAAAAAGAAAAAGACGCTAAACTTACGCGACCTTATCTTTTTATCGACGGATTCAATATCTTCATAAGGCACTTTGTTGTAAATGAGGCTATTAGTTCAAAGTCGGAGCCGATTGGCGGCTTGGTAGGGTTTATCCGAACACTTCATCATCTAAATGAAACACTAAGCCCTGCTAAAATATTTGTCGTATGGGAAACGGGTGGAGCTTCACCAAGAAGAAAGTCCATATGTTCCGAATACAAATCTAAGAGGGCAAAAATAAAAGAGTTCCTTGAGGCAGATCCGTCATCCATGGATATGAAACAAGTCCATGCAATGGATGAAAACTCCAAAGTCTCACAGCTTGCAATGTTAAGCAAACTATTAAAATCCACACCTGTTTGTCAGGTGTTTGTCGCCAACACAGAGGCGGACGATATAATTTCATATCTTGTGAAAGAAAAATTTGCACACGATCCTTCGACGAAAATTATTGTCTCAAACGATCACGATTATTATCAACTCCTAGACAAACCTAATGTTCGAATTTATGATCCTGCAAAAAAGAATTTTATTACAAAAGACACGGTTATCGCAAAAACTAACATTCACCCTAGAAATTTTGCCCTTGCTAAGGCCATTGTAGGCGACCCTAGCGACAACATCGCAGGGATTAAGGGGATTGGATATAAAACTCTTTCAAAGCGATTCACGGGCTTCCTAGACCCGGAAAAAGACCTTATGATCGAAGATGTCGTAAGGCAAGCCGAACTTTTCGCGGCTTCAAAGAAAAAAATCAAAGCTTATAGCGAAGTTAAAGAAAATGAATCGACAATAAGAAAAAACTGGAAGCTAATTTATCTAAACTCTTCAACTCTAGCAGGTAATCAAATAGAGAAGATAAATTACATTGTAGACAATCATAATCCGATTGCCAATAAGTTACAGCTTATAAAAACAATAAGGTCAAACGGAATATCATTCTCTTTTGACTTCGATAGATTTCTAACTGCTTTGCAACATAACCTAACTTATAAATAAGCTGCCAATAGGCACAAACAACAAGGAATAAAATGGACACAGAAAACACAGCCGTCGAAATTGACGAAACGGATAGATATATCGATTCTTCGATTGAGGAAACCAAAACGAGAAATGGTGTAAGATTTACGTACGACATTCCATTTCAGGAAAAAATCCTACAGGCTATGATCGACAAACCATCTTGGGCCTCGCAACTAAACGAAGTTCTTAAAATTGAATATTTCGAAAGCACTGCGCACCAAATTATTGCAAAACAATATATTGATTACTATAATTTGTACAAAGAGTTTCCATCTTTGGAGCTTCTTGCAACCCTTATACAAGAAGAACTTAAGGTAACTGACCGTGGCGAACTCTTCTTGCCGCCGATCAAAAGGTTCTTTAAAAACGTAAAGGACAACAAGAACCTGAATGATCTTCCCTATGTGCGAGATCAAGCTCTAAACTTCTGCAAAAAGGCTAGACTACAAGAGGCTCTTCGAAAGGCGGTCAAGTTTGTTGATACAGAAGAGAATCATGACAGAATTATAGAAGAAGTTAAGAAAGCGGTCATTGCAGGAAACGAGCATTCTCCCGGATTGAGCCTACATGACGATATTGAAGCAAGGTACTCGGAGACTTATAGGAAGGCAATCCCAACAGGCATCCCAACTTTAGATCAAAAACTAATTCTAGACGGCGGTCTCGGAACAGGAGAGATCGGATTCGTTGTTGCACCCACTGGTGTTGGTAAGTCGCACATGCTTGTACAATTCGCTGCGAATGCGGTAAAGTATGGAAAGAATGTTGTTTATTATTCGTTCGAGCTAAACGAGCGACTTATAGGTCTTCGAGTTGATTCGAATATTTTAAACATTCCATCTTCCGAACTTTTTGAGCATAAGGAAAAGGTAAAGTACCACTACAAACAAAACGCAACAAGGTACGGGCAGCTTCATATCAAGTATTATCCAACAGGTACTTCGACCGTAAACACGATTCATTCGCACCTTGAGAAGCTTTCTGTTACTGGATTCAAGCCCGATCTTCTCGTGATTGACTATGCGGGCGTAATGCGCTCAACAGAAAGATCTGACCTCCTCCGCATTGAACTAAAAAAGATCTGTGAAGAGCTTCGTGCACTGGCGGCTGAGCTTGAGGTACCCATCTGGACTGCGCTCCAAGCCAACAGAGAGGCTGCGGATGTCGATATAGTCACAATGTCACACGTTGCGGAGTCTTACGGTATGGCTGCGGTTGCAGATCTAGTCATTGGCCTCGCCCGACCAACAAAACTCAAGTCTTCCGGCCTTGGTTTCTTACATATCGATAAGAATAGAATGGGAGCCGACGGCATGACTTTCAACATTCATCTAGATACTTCTACGTCTACTTTAAAGGTAACGGACAGCTATGATATTGACTCTGCCACTGCCGATAGAGAAGATGAGGCCTATAGTGTTGTGCGAAAAGCAGCAAGAAATATTGGCGCAATTTAAACTAAAAATATTTCTTTCGAGTTATCAAGCACTTATAACAAAAAGCCCTAGTTCTGAGAAAAATTGACAAATAAATCTGTTAGGCTAGGGCTACTTATTTGAACCTACTAAGAAACGGAGTATACATTGAGCAAGGCAAACCTTTTAAAGGGCCGACGAACATACCGGCCTTTTTCATACGAACAGGCTTATAAATTTTGGGAACAGCAGCAGAACGCGCATTGGATAGCAACATCTGTAGCCATGGGCGGAGACGTGCAGGACTGGAAAGAAACAATGTCGGAAGACGACAAAGCAGTCTTATCAAACATTCTTAAAGGCTTTATTCAAACCGAGGTTGTTGTGAATGACTATTGGAGCCAGAATGTATCAAAATGGTTTCCCCATCCAGAGATTGCAATGATGTGCGCTGCGTTTGCATCGATGGAGTCAATCCACACACATGGATACGCCTATCTAAACGATACTTTAGGAATCGAGGATTATAATGCATTCCTTGAAGAGCCAACTGCGAAGGCAAAGATCGATAGACTTGATGATCTTCTTAGTGTAATCGATTCGAATGATGTCGGACAGATTGCTAGATCTCTTGCGATATTTTCTGCCTTTACAGAAGGTGTTTCGTTGTTCTCGTCATTCGCATTCCTTTTAAATTTCTCAAGATTTAATAGAATGAAAGGCCTCGGGCAAATTATTTCATATTCGATTAAAGACGAAGCTCTTCATTCGGAAGCTGGATGCTGGCTATTTAGAACTCTAGTGGAAGAAAATCCTCATATCTGGACAGATGATCTTAAGAAGGACATTTACGAAGCGGCTAGAATTACAGTGGCTCTAGAAGATGCCTTTATCGACAAGGCGTTCGAAAACAGAGAGGTTGAAGGACTAACCCCACACGATCTCAAGATGTTTATTCGAAACAGGGCCAATAGCAAGTTAGGAGAACTTGGACTCAAGACAAACTGGAAGAATATCGACCAAGATGCGCTTGAGAGAATGTCGTGGTTTGATTCTTTTTCGATTGGAACAGGTATACAAGATTTCTTCGCTGGGCACGAAACCAACTATTCTAAAGTTGGCGATGATTTTTATGACATGTGGTAATAGGGAAAATAAAATATGAACACTAAAATTGGTAAATTATATCAAGAATTGATTGCCACAGGAGAGGCCCCCGAGTGGCTTACTCTTGAGGGATTTAAGATGCTTTTCGGGAGCAGTATGCTTGAGGGGGAAACCCCCAGAAGCATGTGGAGAAGAATCTCAAAAGCGTCTGCTGAAAGGCTAGGTAAACCAGAGTACGAGGATAAGTTTTTTGATCTATTTTGGAAAAACTGGCTTGGAGCTGCTACTCCGATTTTGTCAAACCTCGGCACAGAGCGCGGTCTGCCAATTAGCTGCTATTCGGGTCATGTTCCGGACAGCATCGATGGAATTATGAGTTCTGCTCATGAGCTTGCAATGTTGTCAAAAAACGGAGGCGGCGTTGGTCTTCACCTGCATGAAATTCGAGAAAGAGGATCGATAATTGGAAACCAGAACGGAGTAACGGATGGAGTGGTTCCTTTTATTAAAATCTTCGACTCGGTTGCCCACGGTGTAGCACAAGGTGGAATAAGAAGAGGCGCAGTGGCCGTATATCTTCCGATCGAACATGGAGACTTCTATGAGTTCCTTAGAGTGAGAAAGCCGCAGGGAGACGTCAATCGTCAATGTCTCAACGTCCACCATGCTGTAACAATCGGCAATGATTTTATGGAAAAAGTTGTTTCGACGGATGGCGAAGAAAGAAAAAGATGGCAAGAGCTTATTCGAACAAGATTTGAGGAAGGCGAGCCGTATATTATGTTTAGAGATACGGTTAATGATCATAGGCCAGAAGCATATGTGAAGAATAACCTCTATGTAAACGGGTCAAACCTTTGCTCGGAAATTACTCTCTACACAGATGAAGAACATACTTTTGTATGTTGTCTTTCGTCTCTAAATCTAGCTAGGTGGGACGAATGGAAAGACACAGATGCGGTCTATTATGCAACATGGTTTCTTGATGGAGTAATGCAAGAATTTATCGATCGAGCAAAACATATTCCGGGACTAGAGAAGGCGGTTAGGTTTTCGGAAAAGTCTCGCGCACTTGGTCTTGGCGCGATGGGATTCCATACCTATCTCCAAAAAAACATGATCCCAATGGATTCTTTTGAAGCATACAACACAAATAACTTGATGTTCAAAAGAATTAAAGAAGAGACTCGTAGAGCCTCGAAAGATTTGGCCGCAGAATATGGAGAACCAGAATGGTGTAAGGGCACTGGCATGAGAAATACGCACCTTACCGCAATCGCTCCTACTGCAACAAATTCGATCGTTTCAGGGAACCTTTCGGCTGGGATTGATCCGATTGTTGCCAATGCCTATGTTCAAAAGACTTCAAAGGGATCGTTTGAGATTAGAAACCCACAACTTAAGAAAATCCTTGCCAAATACGATAAGGATAATCTTAAAACTTGGATGTCAATCACAAAAGAGAAAGGATCTGTGCAGCATCTTGACTTCCTTTCCGAAGAAGAGAAGGCTGTTTTCCTCACGGCTCGTGAGTTAAACATGTTTACCCTAATCAAACTTGCAGGCGCTAGGCAAAAACATCTTGACCAAACACAGAGCCTCAATCTATTCTTCCCGGCGCATGCGTCAGGAAGATATATAAACCAAGTTCACTTAGAGGCTTGGAAGCAGGGCGTGCAGACTCTCTACTATTGTAGAGGGGAGTCCAAACTAAAGGGTGACAGCGGCCTAAGAGAGCACGATAGAAAAGAGATTGGTATAAGCCAAGATGGCGATTCGAATGAGCCCGCATCCTACTCTAGAGAAATGAGCGAATGCACAATGTGCGAAGGCTAACATAAAACGAGGGGCTTCGGCCCCTTTTTTATTTAAATGCATTAAAATGAAAAAAGACAGGAAATCCGTTAAGGTATTTGGCTATACTTTGTTTCCAGACAAGTCGGATAAGACAAAATTTATCTATCAAGATTATGAAGACGAGTTTGAAATCGTGGCAAAATTCAATAGAAGTATTGTGGTTGACAAAGTAAAAATAATGATTACATTAAAAACCTTCAACAAGACATTTTCATCTATGGAAAATTTTGGAATACCCTACGCCGAAAGATATTTGAAAAGGGCGCTTTCAAAAACAATGAAAAGAAACAAGAGAATGGGTAGAGTCTTAGATAGGATAATTGGTACGCATGAATAATGATAAAAATGACGATATTCTTGTTAGGTTTGACGAGAAGAGGTTTATGGAAATATTCGAGGAAGATGATTATGACATCATCAACGATGAAGACCTTCTTATCGAAAGTCTTATGAGGGAATTTTCGGGACTCATTCACAAACTAAAAAAGTACGAAGACGAACAGTAGATTTAAATTCTAGCTTCCATTGTTGCAAAGAAACTAGCGAACAAAACATCTTCTTGGTTTGATTTTTCAAACGATCTTTCAGTGTTGCCAGAAATCTCCACTAAGTCTCGGGCATAACTTTTAACAAGGGAGAATCTTCCTGCTTGTGTTTCATTTGTGAGTTCTTCATCTACCTCAAAATCATCAACACGAACTGGTAGATGAAATACTCTGTCGAATTCTTTTTCGCCCAATACTTTATTAATAAGGTACTCTGGTTCCATAACGAAAGGATTGCCAAGGGTAAAATTTCTTATTACATCAAGAGATTCAATATCAAGATTACCTCTTTCAAGTATGCTCATAAAATCATCATTGTTGATGTTTTCTCCATATACATCATTAAGATAGGATTTAAACACTTTAGAAAACTCTGGATTGATTTGAGTTCCCACGTCATAAAGATTTGTCGTAAAGGTATCTTCTCTAATGTAAGCTCCGCTGGTCATCATGCCAATGTATATCTCAAGCATTTTGCTTGAAATATGATTGTAGAATAATTCACTCTTCTCTCCCTCAGTAAGAATACCAGAATAATCATTCATGCTTCCCGCAATTGTGGGCGAGATATTTGTGCCCGAGATGCTTATTTTATCATAGTCCCGCAAATACAGTCTGGGCATAATTGAGTCAAACGACTTGAGTCCTTCGACATGAATATTATCCAGAAGGTCTTCGGGGACAAATAGACTAAGGTCAAAAATAAAGGTTTTGGGCTTAAAACATATAGCCGGATATCTTGCGTCACTTTTGTAGACGTTGATTTTTACAATATCAAGCTGCTTCTTGTTTTCAAAAAGATTTAGATTGCCTATCGATTGTCTTTCGTATAATCTTTCCGATAATCCATTAGGGATTCCTACGGACACAATTTTAATTCTCTCTTCTGGAGAAGATGAAGCATTAAACTGAGGTTGTCTCATGTAGCTTCTTAAAATCGAGGCTTTGTTTGCAGTAGGGTATGTAGCAATAATTGCACTATCAACCGTTTCGTTATTTATTCTTTCCGGAATATTTTGTGTTTTATAAATGTAGTTTTCTCTTTGATTTAAGAGAAGTCTGAACTGGGAAGGTTTGTTCATTATAGAAACTAAATCTCTTGTTCCTCCAAGTTCGACAAATTCTCTGTACCTTTGTTTGGTAAATGATGATTTTACAACATCGTTTGCTTGGACAATTTTGTTTTTAATTGTGTCTATTGCTGTCAAAATATTTCTAGCGGCTTCAAATTCTCTTTGGAGCGACATGTAAATAGACCCCAATCGATGCCCGCTGGTGCTTCGGTGCTTTGCTGGGTTCTCCTTAATTTCATCAACAATTTTAATAATTTCTTTGGCTTCTATATGCCTGTCTTGTAGGTTTTTTTTTCTTATTACCTCAACCACTAAGTCGCCATATTTTACCCTTGATATTCTTGACCTCATGATGGTTCCGACAGGTTTTACAAGAGGAAATTTAGAAAACAAAGCCATTATTGTTTCAAAAATATGAAACGAAATCTCTGTTGGTCTAAGGCCATTATATCTTGTCGTAATGCCGTTTAGATAATAGGGATAATCATCAACGCACGCGAATTTGTGAATATTGGCAATAAGCAACACAATCCTATAAATCGCGTTAGTCCTCATGTTCGAAGTGCTGTATTTTAAAACAGTTGTCGCATTTGTGTGATAATGGTCTTTCAGGTCTTCTAATTTGGCGCTTGGTTGTGACCTGTTTGGCGATGTTATGTATCCTTTTATCGGAATTGTGTTTGATACCGCTGCTATGAGATCTTGGCCGAGATAATCAAGGTATTTTTCTATACTCACAGTTGAGTCAATTAGTGAGGCACTATTGCCGCTAACTAATGGGACGTAGCTAAGTGCCTCAGTTGTCTTGAGTTCTTCTGCAACATAATTAAAAAAACCAAGGCTTTTAAGATTTTGTTTGGCTGCCAAGACTCCATAAAGGAGAACATATTGAAATAACATGTTTTTTATTTTCTGGTTGTCTATGGCAGCCTGAATCACAGCATATGATGTAATCGTTGTTGCATACCCATAGTCAATTCTGTCGGCAACGTCTTTGAGGGTGGTTAGAAAATGTTCGTATAAGATGTGAGGCTGGACATCTGTCGTCATCCTGTCTTCATCATATTCGAGGATTCTTGAAAGAAGACTTGTTCCGGCACTGGCTACAGAGGACACTTTGTCTGCATATTCGCCGATATTTTTAATGTTGAACGATTCATCGTTTGTATTAAAAATAGAATCAATTAGATATGATGTTCCGGGAATGTAAGTTGTTTTGTTCCCTTCTTCGCTAGAATCGATATATTTGTTTTCTAATGGAAGGACAATTCTGCCGTTTTCTTTTTTGAATGCACCAAGACCAACAAGAGAGTTTTCGTGATTCACAACATCTGCTGTTGTAAAAATACTGTCTCCTGTGTTTCCAATAATTGTTGGAAAGGGGTTTCCGGTATCTTCTAGGCCATAAATTTTTGATAGGTTTTCTCGGTTGAGAAAAAGCTCTCTGGATACTCTAAATTCCTTACTCAGAAGCGCAATGGATTTTACGATATAGTCATCAACAGACATATCGCTTGTACTTGTTCGCACAAGAGAAGAATAAACCGTAGGATCGGCAGCGTTTGAATTTGTTGTGTATAGTTGGAATGATTTTTTTTCGTATCTCGGGTCTTTTCCAAGTGCAGCAGGACCTCTTTTAAAGAAGGTGTGCTGCATCGTGCTTCCAGTGGAGCTAATCGCATATCCTCTTGAGATATCCAATAATCCTGCGCACAGCTGTAAGTAAATTTTTGTGTTTGAGGATTCATCAATGTGTGTTTGAGTGGAGTTGAGGCTTAGAAGAAAAGCAGTTCTTATCGCAGCACTGTTTGTTCCACGGATGTTTAGCAGGGCCTTGGCCTCTTCTGTTGAACGAAAGAATGAATTTAAATTTTCTGCAATATTATTAATTCTTTCTTGTGCCTCGGTAAAATTTTCGAAAACATCCTCCCACGCCTTGTCGAATTTTTCTGAATCCCATTCTCTTATATTGAGGTATATTTGCTCTAACGTGTCTTTTCGGATAATCTGAGCTTGTCTCTTTCTTTCTATTGCTGTGCCAGAAGGCGTTAGAATCCTGCTGTCTCCGCTTTTACCATAGAATGGGAATACGTCTGCGACCGAGATGATCTCGGGCTTGTAGGTACTGATAGAGGGCTTTTCTCTTGGTTCAAAGTTTTCATCGGCTATGTCATATTCGCCGACTTCTAATAATGTTTCTTTTATTAAATTTTGGTGAGCAGCAATTCTTTCTTCTGCTGCTATTCTTTCCAATTCTTCTTTAGCAGCAGCCGCCTTCTTTTCTTTTTCTTTCTTCATAGCCTCGGCTATGCCCGAATGATACAGGAGCGCTGCTAGTTCATGATGGTCTGGATCGATTGATTCTCTCAAGTCCTTGGGGAGGGATTGGATAGAGATTATTTTTTTTATATTTTTAACAATGCTAAACATTTACCACAACTCCATCGAAGGCGTATGGGTCACCAATAGTATAATCACAAAACACTGGAATAACAATATAGTACAACATTCCGCTTTCGCCGTCCGTTAGATCGTCAAGAAATTTAAATTCCCCATTTTTAGAAACATTATGGCATTTTCCTACAATATCTTTCATTTCGGAAGTCTCCAGTATAACTAGATAATGATCGATTTTGTCGGGATCTCCTTCGACGGTCCATGATAATTCAATTAGATTATCTCCTACAATTCTCGATAGGCCGTTTTGGGTTGAAGGGTTCGGGGTTCCTATAGAAATCGGAAGAGTTAGGGTGTTTCCTAAATCTCCGAACGTAAAATTACTCTTCGCGTGGTTTCTTAAAAGAGAAGCGTCGCTTACGATATTTCCTAGCGACAACGTAGCGGGGTGGTGCCATTTAGCAGGCTTTAGCATATAACTTCTTCCCGCTCCCGTCTGGACCTCTCTCTCAAGAGTTTCAAATAGAGTTTCGATATTCCTTGATCTTGCTTTTAGGGTATATGTGTAATCGTTTCCTTCTTCCAAGGGGGACACGTTGTTTGCTGGACCCAAGGATAAATCACTGAAATCATCACTCGTTAGGATGCCAAATGTTTCAACCGCTCCGGTTGTGTGGTTTGTCCTAAAAACCTCTACTCCAAATAATCCGGAGATTTTTTCTCTGTTTGCAATAAGTTCATCCTGATATTCTCCAAGATATCCTTGTTGGTTTAGGAATGATCTTAATGCGTCGGAATCTGTTTGGATAATATTTTTACTTATACTAAATTGGACATCGATACTACTTCCGTCTCTTAGGATAGTGGGGGCATCTGTTGTGAGTTCAATAATGTTTTTATTGATTGGGTAGTATTCTATAATTGAGGGAGTTGGTACCATAACCTTTTCGCCGGTTCTATAAAAAAGATAGGCAGTATACTCATAGATCCTTAATAACTTAACGTCCTCATCTATAAATTCATAAGACTCTTCTGGCCCTCCACTTCCAACAGAGACGCTTCCAATAAACGTAGAGTCTTTTTGCCGGATACTCTTATCGACTCTCCGAAGTTCAATACTAACAACACCAGAAGGAATATTCGATACGGTTGTAGAAATTGCGCCCTCACCAACTTCAGAGATAACAGAGGCATATTGTTCTTTATCGTTATTTACTCCTCCATGCACAACAGAAGTAAACTCAGAACTCATAACGCCTTCGTTGTTTACCGCAACAGCTCGATAAATTGTCTTGCCAGAGGTTATGGTTCTATCTTCAACTACATATTCGCCACGACCATATTCGCAATCTATGTTGGAGATGAGTTGATATTTTGAGTCGATATTGCTTTTAGTATTTGATATTATTTTTTTATATAAATTTACACTAGAGCCCCTAGGATCATTCTGCTTTAGAGTAATAAGAACTCTCCCCAAGTTGTTTCTCTTAGTCACAGTTATAGAAGGAGGAACAATAGGAACAGAATGAACAGAGAGGAGTTGCGAATGAGGGACTGTGGCAGAAATTGAGTTGATGTACAACCCCTTGTTATTTAAAGTCTTTAGCTTTAGATAAAATTTGTCCTCATTACCAATACCTTCTCTTGGTATTTTGAGGGTTTCTCTAATTGTGATATAATTTACGTTTCGTGTTCTGTATACTTGAACAAGACCGTCATCGCGAGCGGCCTTTTGGTCATACATATACTTTACCGAATCCATCAAGTAGTCTCTTACTCGATTGCATCTAGCATCTGTGGTGCAATAGCTTATGCTTGGTTTTTGATATACGCCGGCAAAAGCCTTCTCTGCGGTAACGACACTATTTGCCCTGTTTCCAAGAAATTCTGCGGGATCAATATCTCTTCTTAATAAATCGTAACACTCCTCACGGAACCTTACCGGCCCGCGAGTCTCTTCGTCATATTCTTCGGAAGTTGAAAATGTTAAAATAGGAGAAAGGTCATTTGAGTTTGTAAGCTCTCTTACGGTTACGGTTTCTAGAACTTTTTCTCTCCACCCGTCTCTAGTGTTGAGGAGTTGTTTTAGAGACTGGTTTGGTAATTTTGCCGTAAAGTCCGATATGTATTTAAAAATAACTTGTTCTTGCTCTGCTTTTGCCCTATCGATTAGCATGGCAACACTTTTTTGTATTTTTTCTATAGTGTCTTCTGGCGAAGGCCGAGTTATTCTCCTAGTTCCCTCCATGATTCCTTGGATAATCATGTTTTCTCTTGAAGGATAGGCTTCTATTAGTACAGTATTAATATTGTGTCCTAGGGCTGCTTGAGGGTAGAGTCTGTATCTTACTTCATATTCAAAATAATCTTCATGTACCGATTTGAGGATAATGCTATTCTCTGGCGGGAAAGATATGATTTCAACATTTCTTTTTAAAAAAACTTTCATTCGAATACTAAGGTAAATAAGTTCACAAACGTATTTGTGCCCGTGCTTTGCATAAATACTTTACCGACGTAAAATATATGTTTTATTCCATCGTCTGTTTGAAATTCTCCGAAATCAATTACATCAAGTTTTTTTAATGTCTTTCCTTCGGATAGTTCAAAAAATTGTCCAAACAAGTTATTCTGCTGCGAAGTCTCAAGAAATCTTACAGTTGTAGAGAAGCCTGTTTTTTCATACTTGTCTATCTCTGCCTTGGCATCATCAAAGGTGAACATTCCTTCTTGGTTTAGATTTTGATAATCTCCTATGGGAACGGGCTGTCCGTTTGACTCTTCCGAAATTTGAACAGGAGGCATGAATTTAAAATTTGAAAGATGGGACAATCTCTTGTCGTAAAATAAAGATTCGAGGTTATCTAGATTTGCCTCTTGAACTTCATTTTTTGATATTGGCCGCGAATCTGTTATTGTGTAATTGGTAGATTTTTGTCCAAGTTCAAAATTTTGCGGCCCACTAAAAAAATTGGGACTCTTCAAAATGTATAGGTTTTTAAAATTATTTATTGATTGCGAAAGAAGTGTTTCCGACATTGACGCGAATGCAGATCCGGATAATGCAATTGAGCCCGAAAGAATATTTCCTTGAACCACATTGACTTGGGTTGACCCGGAAACAAAGAGGGCATTTAGTTTACCAGAATCATCATTTTCTAAAGTGATTGCATCTTGAAAGAAATTTGTCGGCTCCAATATCATCCGATATGTTGCGTCAAGTCCTCCGGAAACCAAAGTGTCTGTCGCATAAAAAGTTTGAGAATCCGAGAATGAAACATATTCTGCTTTGAGGCGACCCGAAGAAGCTTGCTTTAATCCTTCTTGAGTAATAATCGTGTCGATAACGCGTTCTTTAGAGTTTAAAATACCAGCCATTATATGTCCCTATAATCAAAAAATGGTTGACCCGCACGGTATTCGACATCATAGATTCCACTGTCATACCAATTAAATTCTACGGGCTCTGTGGCGGCCATGTATTCTTTAATTAATTCACCTTCTCTGGTATCTTCTAAAATATGAACACGTACCACGGGAACTTGTGATGAGGCATCACTTCCTTCTGATGTAGAATAATATTTTGCCATAGGCCTTTGTTCTAACATATCTCTAAAGTGTCCGTAGTGGTTCCTGCGGAAAATACATTTAGATGGAGTTGGAGTGACGTTCATTACACCGTAGGAGAAACCTCTGGGAGCTGGGCCTATGAGCCTAATTGTTTCAATAGAATTGGCCTCTGTAACTATTTTGTAATCCTTAAACGAGGGAGCGTCTTTTCTTCCGATGGGAAGATAGCCTGTCTCGGGGCTTATACTAGATATGCCCACTGTGCTAACTACCATTCCGTCTCCAAATCCGAAGAATGCCCTTAATTCATCGCTACTTGTGGCCCTAGTATACCAAGCACCCTCTGGGATGATGTTCCCTCCATAAGGAGTAACGGAAACCGAAATGGCGTCGATTGTATTGTTTGGGTCTCTGGGATCTTCTGTTTTTACGATTGTATTCGATGTAATGTCTGTAACTCTGGCAATGAAGTTTTGTCTTTCAAATTCAATGGGGTCACCTCCACCAATTACTTGCCCTGTAAAATCAAGTTCGAGGATTTCTGGATTAAAATTAACTCTTGAAATATTCCAAGGTTTGCCTTTTGAAATTGAGCGAATCTGCTTTGTCGAATCGATGGTTCCGCCAGACAATTGTCCAATATCGACGTTAACCCATTTCATATCGCCTATGTTGCCAATATCGCACCTTTGCATTTTTGCTTTATCTCCTCCGGAAATAAATGAAGGCGGAGATGTGGACAGATCAACAGAGACTGCGCGGAGTTCGTCCGAGTAATTATTAGAGGATTCTTTGACCGTCCAAGTAGGCTTGGTGATTGGCACAGTCTCTTGGTCTGATGAGTTCCATAGACAGAAAATAGTATTTTCTTCATCCTTTATTCCAACCGCACAAATCATAAGATCTCCATTTTCCATGGTGTGCACGGCAATGTCTTTTAATTCTAGATCAACAAACTCTGAGGCGTCCCAATCATGAAGAAGTTCTGATTTGTAGTTGTTATTGTGACCAATCCGGATTACAAACCCTCTCTTTGTGTTTGGGTCGTTTGGATCGTTTGGATTTAAAATTCCGCACGCGATAAATCCAACTGTGTTATTCACATAGACTATTGAATTTATTTTACCTCCAGCAGAAACTAAACCTAAATCTGGATCGTCAAATGGATTTTTTACAATTGTTGGAATTTGAGAATCGTCTGGTCCGTCTGAGTTTTTTATCCATATTGCAGGCTTGCTGGTCGAAAGGTCTTGCTCGGAGGTATCGGGAAAGCAACTTCCAACAGCAACATATCTTAGGGCACTGTATCTGTTTCCAGATCCGTAGCTATAGATATTTTTTTCTACTGCTATAGAATTAACCTTGCCACTGTCATGTGTTCCGCCACTTGACATAACAGGAATTATTTGGCCGTTAATAATGGGGTCCATTCTCACTACTAGGGAAGACGAATTTAAAACGCGTTTGAATCCAACAGCATAATAAACTGTAGGATATGACAAAAACAAAGCTCCGGTTTTTATATATGACCCTAAATCTATATCCATATATTCGACACCATCTTCGGGCTCGATAAGAGTAGATTCTCCTTTATACACTGCGCCTGTGCTTGTACACGCATAAACATCACCAATTTCCAACCTAGTGCCTTGAAAGGTATTGATTCTGTAAATACCCTGAGCAACGCCATTAATGTATTCTGTCCTTATAGGAACAGACGCAAATTTAAAGTTTTGTTCTGTTAGAGTGCCAATAATTGCCTGCGATCCCACAATGTTTCCCGAAGGGCCAATATAAAAAACAGAACCAATGTTAGAAGTGAATTCTCCCGAAATCGTGCTCCCGTCGAGGTAGTCTACTGTTAGTTCAATCGGCTCTGGGGTTGTGTATTTTTGTCTAAAAAATCTAGGAAGTGTTTGGTATTTTTTCTTAAATGGAAACGGAGAGTTTTCCCATTCGGTGTTCACGATATCACTAGAGCCGATGGGTCCTTGTGGAGTTTGTCCAAAAAATATCGGAACAGAATCACTGGTTGACGGAAGGCCAAAATAATCATCGCCGCGCAATGTAGAATCAGATGGAATTTTTGCAAATTCAAGCCCGTCTCTTTTGTTTATCTCAATAGGATGAGGGATGTAGCTGTCAAGAAAATAATCTGCACTATATGCTTCCGTATATAGGTTTTTAATATGGGATCCAACTAGGGATTTTGATTGAAGTTTAGTGACTCCCTCTGTGGCAGGCATCTCTCCACCTAGCCGAATAAAAATCCTAGCGAAAGGTCCTGTTCTAATTCTGTGTAGCTTTTCGGAATGAAGCTCTTTGGCTAAGTAAGCTTCGTCTGGAGCTGCAATAAGAGTATTGGTTTTAAGTTGGATTGTTTTTCTAATAATACTGGATGGTTCGGTATCGGGCCAAGAGCTATCATTCAAGACTCCGATGGTGTTGCGATCTGTATAGGAGTTTTTAAAATAATAAAATGGAAAAATCTCTATTTGATCGTTCATTATTTTATTCTCCTGTTTTTATCGACATAAATATTACTTCGGGAGTTGTGGGCAGATGGCTCCTTTTGTTTTCCGTTTTCCACATAGGATCCATATAATGTAATTTTAGCTGGTCCTTCAAATTCCATTTTTGACCATGGAATAATTCCATTTTCATTGGGCGCTACTCCTTCAAGTCTATGGGCGATCTGTCCAGAAAGCAATGGAACGGGCTGTTGCCACCCAATAATCAACTCATCTTCTGGATAAAACACCTGTGGACTTGACTCAAAAAATTCTTGACCGTTAGATTTTTCAAGTGCAGACCAATACATAGGCAACGGAGGTAGCGATGAGTCTTCGTCAAGAAAGCCCCTTATGGCAGGCCCGATTAGGGGCGCGGCGGAGCCGTCGAAACTATAAGCAACCACTTTGTCATTATAAATTGAATTTATTCTGTTTTCATATGCGATAGCTAGTGAGCTTTCAATTATGTTTGGGTCGATTATGTCAGGTATGTTCTCTATAATAATATTAAAGAACAGTGGCAAAAGCCCAAGTTTATCTGGCGAATATACAGACCCGATGCCCTTGGTCAACGTGCTGTTTGGATACAGAAATCCTGCGCCTTCTCTTCCGCCATTAGTAGATCCTCCTGCCAACATTAGAGGGGGCAAAAGTGCTTCATTCGCAACCCCTAGGAGTCCAACCGGAAAACTAAGCTCGCTTGCCTCTTCAATGAACAATATTGCGGCCTGATTATTCATTAAAATCTCAATGAGTTCGTTATTTTTTGGCACTTTTGTAAAATTTCCGCCAAGAGTGGTTTTCATGTTCCATGTTTTAGGGAATGACTCTTTTACGAAAAAATACGCTTCTATCATTTTAGCCGGTAAGGGTCCAAAAATGGATCCAAAGCCGCCAAGCTGATTGTTAAAGAAGTCGTTCACAACAGACATAAAGTAATCGGACAAAACTGACTCAGTGCCTGTCCTGTTTGAAAATCCGGGAGATAGTTTTAAATTTATACTATTTTCCCAACTAAGACCGCTTATGCTATTTTGAATATTGTTATTAATAAGAAACGAGAAATCGGTATCTTTTAACCATGATTCCTTTGGGTTTATCTCTTCATCGTAGTGTACTGGAGTCTCTGGCGGAGCATCGACCAGTACACTGTTAAAATTAATTTTCCAAAATAAGCTAAAGTCACTATTGTTGCTAATATAGTCTTTTATTGCCAGTGTTTCCGGAACAGTTCCAGTTGGTTCATACAATGATTTAAAAAAACTGTAATTCGACTCTGTAATTCTTCTGTTTGCGATGCCGCTCGGCATGTCTTCGGTGTATCCGCAAATTCTTGCATAAGTAACTAAATCTCTGGTGGTATTGACAGTAATATCATTGCCATATGGGTGAAGTTGAGTAGTGTTCTTGTCGGACTCCATAAGTTTGGACGTTCCGCTAAGAACATCAACTGGACTATTGCCGTGTCTTTGGCGGAGTATAAAGAAATTACTCATTGTTGCCGGCGAAAAGGCTACATCAAGAGAGTTTGACTCATAAGGAGCTGGTAGTTTAAAATGGTCATATAGGGTGTATTTTGCCCCTTCGATTTCAACGTCGATTTTTTCAACCAAGAAAGGAGCGTCGATAACATTCGACATTTTAAATGCTTGTGATCCGGTAGCGTGGTATCGGGCACCATAAGGAAATTCAAGATCGGTTATGTGCCTTCCGGAGCCTTCTGCGTACTCAACAGAATAAAGAACGACTTTGTTTTCGATGTGTTTGTCTATATAAAAATCAGATTCAAATATATCTCCAAAATCTAAATCCAGTCCATCGATTTTTGTAAAATCAGATGCTTCAAGAGCGGTTTTTATAAATCCCCCATTGACAATCCCCGGAGAAAATCCAATGGTTTGATATTTTAATATATCGTTTGTTTTGTCCAAATACGAATCCGAACTAATATTTAAGAAGCCCTCAAACGATATATCTACCATTGTGGCTTGCGGGTTGTTGTTTAAAGGTATTCCGACGCCAATACCTTCCCATTTTTTTTGATCGAAGTTATAATACGCCATCGGATAAGATGATCCAGACACAAATCCGGGGTCATACGTAAATTCGGAATCCTCTACAGTAGATACAGTTTTAAAAACCTCCCAATTAGGCAATACGCCCATTTCAAATGAAGAGGCATTTGCGCTTATGTCAATTTCAATCTTCTCTTTCGCCCAAACTGGTCCATCGAATCCTTCACCTACGTTCTCTACAGGAGTCCCTGTTTTATAAAATTCATAGTTTGGATCATTTGGAAATCCCTTTGCATCCGCAGCATAATTTCCATCATCTTTATAAATAAAAGATTTTTCCTCCATTGTTAGAATGCTTGGATTTGGATTATCCTCTTCTTGTAATGGTTTTTTTAATTCAATAAGATTACCATCTGCCACGCCTTTTACCGGATATCCATCCACAACAATTCCCATCATGGCATAATTTGGATGAACATGCTCTGTGTATGATCCGTCCGGTAAGCCAAGCGGCATTCTTATGTTCTCTTTCGCTCCGCCTTCAACTTCCCATTTTAGGGTGTTAGAATCATCAAAGCATGAAGTGTTTTTTAATAAAGTACCATCCGAAAGCTTTTTCCTTGAAGATTCGGACGACATATTGCCCTGCTTTGCGTTTTTATCATTTAGGGCAATCTTTGGCGGCAATCCAACAATTTTAGTTTTTTTATCACTCATACTAGTATCCTAACATCATCCCGCTATAAACAATTGAATCCGTGCCGCACTTTGCCATATTTTTTCCGTATACGTCATAACCTGCCGTGGCAGATTTTTGTCCATAACTTTGACGGATATCGTTATGAAAATTAATTTTTAGTACGTCTATCAATGATAAGTTTACTCCATTTTCAACATATTGTTCGTCAAGAATCGAGTCGTCAATATATTGTCCTCGGAGCCAATCGTTTTCAAGCATATCGTCGAAAGGACGAATGGTGCGGAGATCGGGATCGATAAATCCTTCAAATTTTACCGCCGCCGCGACATCGCCAAATAATTCTTCGCCCTCATCCAAAAATGGATCATAGGTATTATTTTCTCCACTATATGAAAATTCTACAAATTGCTTTAGCGCATCCGTTCCAAAATTACCATTACCTACATCTCTTACGTTTCCTCCGAGTTGCACAAACCCCCTTGGCGCTCTAGGGAAATAGTTGGAATAGGTGTCCCTCTTCTTATAAGGAATAATAAAAGGCTCTACAGAGGCAACCTCTTCCTGTTGTGGGCCTTCGTTGAAGATTAGTGGAAGAGGATAGTTCATTCCGTTGATATAATCAACAGGGCTAAACTTAGGCTTTTCGGTAAATGTTGTGTTATTAAAATATTCGGTGAATGTTCTTGATTGACCAATAGGATTTGGATAGGTATAATGGCAAATATTGCCAGAACCCATTTTAGGCTGCATTCCTAAGAATCTATATTTATTTCCCTTTAGCTCAACACCTTGACGATAAGAATCATAAGTCTTCGTATCTATGCCATTTTTATTATAAGACAAAGATAAACGTGCTTGTTCTGTGCGATTATCGTCCGTGTCATTAAACGGTGTGAATTTACCTAAATTTTCGCAATCATTAATCACGAAAATAAGTATCAACTACTTCGTTTTTGCCGAAAAATACTATCAATCGCCTACGCCCGGCATTTCTTCGATGTCGGGATAAAATCTTGACTGGATTCCGGTAAGTTCCGCAAAAACCTCAACGTTGCCGGAACCTTCAAGAAAAATCTTGGCGACACGAACATTCGCCTTAAAGATTTCCCCGGCAGGAACAGTAAAATAATTGTCTCCTGCAATACCGATTGAAGAAAACCCTAACTTTACGTCTGAGGATGCCTTGATTGTGATTGCAATTGTAACATATGGGAACTCAATTTCTTCCGTGCCACTCAAAGAAATACTCTTTAGCCAAGGCATACCGGAAGCCATATACTCTGCAACATTATTTAAACCACTGTACTTTTGTAATAATTGTCCCATACTATTTACCTATAAATATAGCCATGACCTTACTGAAAGAAAATTTTTATAACGAGCTTGATTTTGAAACGGAAGAGTTTTTAAACTCAATCAAAGAAGAATTTAAAAACTATCCTTATTCTGAACTCGCAATTATCATAAGTTCTTATAGGGCATTAAAAAACCTATTCTACTCATACCACTGGACGGCATCTGGAGAATCCTCGTACTCTGATCATCTTCTATTTGAAAGAATCTATGAAAGTTTTGAAGGATACGAAGATCAAGCTGCAGAAAAATTACTTGCTCTTGGGGGCAGTCCGTTATTGCTCAACCCAATCCTTCTATCGAAAGCAAGTCATAGGTTCATCCACAAAATAGAAACCTGTGATTGTCCAAATATCACAAGCGCCACAAAAGGACTCAAGGCCATCAAGCTATTTATTCAAATTACCGATAGCCTACGGAACACACTTAGACAAAAAGGCAACCTTTCAACGGGGACAGATAACCTTCTTGGTGACATTCTGGATTCACAGGAAAAAAACCTCTATCTTCTCGAAAGAAGAATTAGAGAATCTTAACGTGTTCTGCGGGAACCCAAGCGACCTTTTGATATTTCTCAAAATAAACTGGGATCATCTGAACATAGTCTACGGTTCCCACCATGTCTGCGATCATTGTTTTTGTCTCTTTGAGCATCTTGCGGTCTGTCCTTAGGGCTTCGCCGTCAATGACGCCAATTGAGCCACCTGTAACACCTCCCGCAAATTCAAAAACAACGCTTCCGTTATCGTTCTGTTTATAATATCCTTGTCGCTGGTCGTCCATGACCGCCATGTAGACCGGATAAACCTTATCGCTTTCATCTTCGTTATGATGACCCGTGTCACCAACTCTTACTCTGTCGCCTCTAGCCATTTTAATTCTCCTAAATAGTTTTGTTATTCTTCGTCAAACACAACCGCGTTGCATGTTAACATAAGTCCAGAAACGGACGCTGCATGGGTTATGGCAGATCTCGTCACTTTATATGGGTCCAAGATGCCTGCCTCGATCAAATCAGTATACACGCCATTTCTGGCATCGTAACCAAACTTGATATTAAATTCATTATTGTTTTCTAGTAATTTTGAAATCACTACGTCGGGAGAGTTTCCGGTATTCTCTACGATAATCCGAAGAGGAGCCTCGCAAGCAGCAGACACAACAGAGTATCCAGCAACGAAATCAGCATAATGAGCCTCTGGTACTCCAGTTACGCCCTCGGGCAAAACACCAGTTGCGGTAATTTCCTTAGCAATCTTTTTTAGCCTCTGTGCCGCATAAAACAATGCAGTACCACCACCGGCAAGAATGCCCTCTTGAACAGCAGCTGTAGTTGCATTCACCGCATCTTCGATTCTGTCCTTCTTCTCATTGATTTCAACCTCTGTTGAGCCACCAACACGAATAATTGCAATTCCCCCAGACATACGGGCAATTCTTGCTCTTGTTCTTGCAACAATTCTTGCATCAATATCGTCATTGTTCTCTAAAAAATTCCTCAGATCATTTACTCTGTTTTCCACGCGCTCTTTGCCAGACTCATCTGTAACCCCAACAAAAGTAGTGTGGTTTCTAGTAACCGTAATCTTAGGACAAGATCCTAATTCATTCATTGTGATATCTTGCAACTTAACAAAAGATGTCGCTCCAATAACTTCAGCACCAGTTAGCGCAGCCAAGTCGGCTAAGACTTCTGCCCTATGTTCTCCAAAAAATGGAGCCTTGATTGCACATGACGCAAGAGTTCCCTTTGTTTTATTGACAATAAGGGTATGCAAAGCCTCACCCTCAATCTCGTCCGAAATGACAAGAAGAGGTCTTGAGTTTTTTACTGCAAGCTCTGCTGCTGGAAGAAGTTCCGCCATAGAAGAGATTTTATTTGCCGTAATGAGAATCAATGGATTTTCAAACTCACAATTTGCCTTGTCTGCATTTGTAATAAAAAACGGAGACACAAACCCGGACTCTATTCTCATTCCGCTAACAATATCAAGGGTCGTATGAACACTTTTCGCGGGTTCGATAGTAATAATACCATCCTTACCCACAGATTCAATTGCATCTGTAATAAGTTTTCCAAGTTCACGGTCCCCGTTGGTGGAGATGGTGCCAACATTTTCAATATCCTTGAGAGAAGATACCGGAGTCTTAATCTCAGAAAGAAACTTAAGAACGGAATCAACTGCGGAGTCCATGCCTTTTTTAAGAAAAATAGAGTTTCTTCCAGTTGATATCTGCTGCGCTCCTTTATAAAACATATGGTAAGCAAGCGCTGTGGAAGACGTTGTTCCATCCCCCGCAATTTCATTGGTTTTATTTGCCACTTCTTTAATAAGCTCAGCTCCAATGCCCTCAAGTTTATCTTTTAACGTAATTGATTTTGCTACGGTTACGCCATCTTTCGTGATAAGAGGCGCACCGCTCTCATTATAATCAATAATGACGTTATGGCCTGATGGACCCATCGTGCTCACTACAGCATCTGCGAGCTTCTTTGCTCCGATGAGCATCTTTTGACGTGCGTCTTCTTTGAAAACAACACGTTGCGCAATAGGTCCACGATCATATTGGGCGGATTGTTCTAAAATATTATTCTGTTGTGACATTTGCTAAATTTTTCTCGTCTTCTGGTGTAAGCGTCATCGCTTTTTTTAGTTCTTCTCTAGCCTCTTCTTTGCTGAGTTGTTTGTTTGTTGTCGTGGTTTTCTCTGGCTTTCCAAAAGGCAAACTTTGTTGCGAGCCAAGTTCCTTGGCAATGTCTTCGATTGACTCATTGGCTTCGTCCAAAACACGAGGTATACCAGAGGCCGCTCTTAGTTCATTTCCGTACCAAGCCTGAATTTGATCATTTGTTTGAGCAATTGTGTCGTCAATAATCTTTTCAAAGCTTGACATGATATATCTCTTGGCTTCATCTATGGATGTGAATTTTTTTCCACCAAGACTGGACAGATCAAGAATTTTTCTGTTTCCCGGAGGCCCAACGTGCACCATCCATCTAGTCTTTGTTCCCTCAAGGGTCTTGGAGTCGATTTGCTCCGCGACTAAAACAGGATATACTCTCGTCTTTTCTGTGGAAAAGATGTAAAGTACTTGACCTATATAATAATTCTCGTCTGTCCCAGTGTTGTTGCTCATACCCAATTATCCTGCTCTGTTATTAAGCTTGTCGATAAAGTCTTCCGTGAGAACTAAAATCTCTTCCCCGTCATTTGTCTGCCTCTTGTACGGAGTGAAGTCCATGCCCTCGATAAATCGGCGAAGCCTTACTTCGTCGGGAGTGCTGTCACCATAGAGATGGAAGTACTTAATTAACTTGTCAATTGCTGATGTATGTAGTTTCATTGTAAAATTCCTTATTGTAAGTTTATTTGTTTTTTGTGATGTTTTCTAGAATCTTTTCACCCTTTTTTTGAGCGACATTTAGAGGCTCTAGACCAATTGCTTTTCGCACTAAATCGAACGTTTCCGAATCAAGGTTGTTTTTCAATAGGTCTAGGTTTATAAACATTAGAATATCAATGTCTACAATCGGTTGTGGGTTGCCATTTTCATCTGGCTCCACCTCACCTGTATGTCTGTATTCGTTAATAACGAGAGCTGGAGGCGATGGATCATCTTTTCCAATTTCGATATAAGGCATATTACTTTCCGGCATACCTTCTGCTGTTTCCTCATAGTAAATGATCGGAAAGTTCTGCATTTTTTTAATTTTATTACTCATTTTATATCCTATAAATTAGATGTCAAGATTACTCAAAATCTCTTCGTACTTCTCGAACGTATCAAGGTGCTCGACCTTCCTCTTTGCCCGAACAATGCGGATTGCCTGTTTTAGAGTCTTGATATCAAGCTTTTCCTCATAGTCGGAAATAAGGTTCTTCTGGTCCTCTTTGAGGCCATCAATCTCATTCTCAACATAGGTAAATCGCTCGACGAACTCTTTGAGAAGAACCTCAAGTTCTTTAAGGTCCTGCGGCTCGTGAATTGCTTTTTCATTACTATTCATAATTTTTCCTTCTAAAGAAAGATTACGAACTTTAGTTGCAGTTGTTCGGATAAATCTTACAGGTTCTTGATTTTTTCGATTACTTCTTCAAAAGCAGCATGTGCTTGTTCAGAGTTACCAATAACTGATTTGATCTGAGTAAGGTATAGTTCTTTGACGTTTTCTTTGACCAGTCTAATAACCTCGTCCCAAAATTCTTTCTTTTGTTCCTCGGTTGCTTCTGGAGGGATCTTTTCTGAAACTTCGTCAATTACAGTTTGATATCCGCTACCGAAAATTCTGCTCATACCTTCGATTGTGGAGAAGTTAAGAAAATCCTTCAGTGTATCTACGATTGCGTTTTGGGCTGCAGCCTTTACTTGTTTGGTTTGCGGAGAGTCGTCAATGGCATTCTGTATCTGAGGGTTTGCGAGCAGCTGCGTGACCTTGGTTTGCCAGATTCTATTATACAATTCAGGAGTTAATGGGTAATCGGCGTCCCCGAATTTGGCGTTTCTTTGCTCCGGAGTGAGCACAATTTTTTCTGTCGAGTCAACTTGGCTCGTATTTACTTGGGGCTGCACCTGCTCACCCATTCCGCCTCCGCCAGAAATGTCCATGGCGGGGGTCCATTGTTCGGGGACCTTGCTTGCATTGGCAGCAGCAAACGGATCCATTTTTAAATTATTCAAAGCTTTAGATAATTTAGTGATCGTCTCAAATTTGCCTCCTGTCGCGATATCTAGGGCAGCCAGAGTGGCCTGTGGGGCTTTCATTGCCGCCTTAGCTGTGAACGCTGCTTGAGGAAAGAATGCAAATGAAAACCCCCACATGTCCGACCTTTCAAGCGCGTCCATGTTTCTCTCAAGGACGCCTTTGTATTTACTATCAATTTTTGAAAGATTTGCCTTTAGTTTTTCGGCGGACTTTTCTTCAATTTTTTTAATATCGGTAAACGGAATAAAGGACATTGCAGTCATTTTGGTTAATTTGCCAAGATTACTCATTGCAACAGTTGCAGTTTTTTCAAGCCCATATTTTGCCGTGTCCACTACATCTTTGAACGGCCCGAGAAACGCCTGCATGACGGTTCTAGAACTCTGTTGCCCGCTGTCGGCACCAATAGATCCTCTTGTAATGTCCGATTCTACAATGGATATTTGGGCAAGATAATCTGCATGATCAAGAATTTTGCTTATTTCTTTTTCGATTATGATATTCAATGACTCTTGGTGCAAGTTTGCCTTTTTCATATAATTTCTCTTCCTCAATAAATACTTCCCTACCAGTATTGTTCTCCCACCATTCGATAATAAGCTGATCTAGCCTATTGAGCTTGATTAAATCATTGGTCCTATCTCTTCTTTCGAAGTATCTTCTAAATTTTGGGGCTGTTTTAGAAATAATATGCTTTCTTATTTCAAGATAATCGTCAATGTGATTTCCAAACCCATAGACCCATTCAAGCGACTGCATAATAGGTTCTGGAATCTTGTTTGGATCATCCAGTGCGATTCTAGGTTTGATGCGTTCTTTGACCATGGTATTTACAGACAAGTATTTTAGAATACTTAAACTTATTAATATATAGGGATATTGTATGGCCGCGCCAAAAAACTTTTATCAGAGACTATCGAAAATTTTCAGATCAGGACCTTCTATCGAAAGAAGAGTCAAAGGGTATGATTATAAAAACTTCTTCGGAAACCAAGTTATTCAAAACAATTATGGGTATAACTCCGGTAGCCCCGGAGGTTTTGGTCGCGAAACTTCCCCCTTTAGCTCAACAGGACAATATGGAGTACTTGATAGACAGGCAAGAGCGGCAGAATTTCACGAGATGGAGAACTACCCTATTATCGCATCCGCTCTAAACATTACTGCTGAAGAGACGGTCGGGGGAGATGATCGCGGCAAATCTTTCCATATATTTTCAAAAAACACAGAAATCAAAAGGGCTCTTGAAGAATTATTCTACGATACCCTGAACCTAGAGTTCAATTTGGCGCTCTGGGCGAGAAACCTTGTTAAATTTGGAGATTTCTTTCTCTACATTGAAGTTGTTCCCGACATTGGAATTATTGCTGGAACACCTATTCCTGTAACAGAGGTTCTTCGCGAGGAAGGTTATGACACAGAGGATCCTTACGCTGTAAGATACAAGTGGGTAACCAGAGGAAACCAGTATTTTGAAAACTGGCAAATTGCTCACTTTAGGCTTCTTGGAAATGACATGTATCTTCCTTATGGCAGCAGCATACTAGACCCTGCCAGAAGAACTTGGAGAACACTTACAATGATGGAAGATGCTATGCTTCTCTATAGAATTGTAAGATCATCCGAGAAACTTGTTTTCTTTATCGACACAGGCGGCATGGAGGCGAACGATATTCCTTCATATATGGAAGGTGTCAAATCTACACTTAATACATCGAATGTAATCGACAGCGAAAACGGCAGAATGGATGGAAGATACCTTCCTGCCGCCGCAACAGAGAACTATTATATTCCTGTCCGCGGAAGCTCCGATGGGACAAAGATCGAACAGCTTGCTGCCGGTGCAAACACAACAGCAATTGAGGATATCGAATTCGTTCAAAAGAAACTTTTTGCCGCTCTTCAAATTCCAAAGGCTTATTTGACTTATGATGAAGATATTGGATCAAAAGCGACCCTTGCGCAAGAGGATGTAAGATTTTCAAGAAGAATCAGTTTTATTCAAAAGACTCTTATAGCAGAGCTTAATAAAATTGCAATGATTCATCTTTACGCTCGTGGATTTGATGGTCCAGATTTAGCGAATTTTGAACTAAAACTTTCAAACCCATCTTCCATTGCGCTTCAGCAAAGACTTGAACTTTGGGCGAGCAAGTTTGAAATTGCAGAAAAGGCGTTCGAGACTGGTTTGGCAGACCGTGAGTGGGTTATGAGAAACATTCTTGAATTCTCCACTCTTGATATTTCTAGCATTAACGACGGAATTGTAAGAGACAAGATTCGCGAAGTTGAGATTGATGCAATTCAAGCAGAAGAAATTGTCAAGCGTGACATTAAAACAATCGACCAATTTGATCCAAGTAACTCATATCAGATGTCGGGCGGAGATGTTGAGAGAAACAAACCCATTGATCAAGATCAAGACATTAATATTGGCCCATCTAGAGAGACGTCAAGCTCTATCCTGCAAAGACTTCATGCGGATAGGGAAATTGAGGAGGAGAATAATTTTAAGATTGAATACGAAGAAGGACAGCCGGTTATCAAACCTAGTGCTTTTACGAGAGACAAAAAGAATGCGAAAAGAAGAGTTGGAACAAGAGGCCGAGACAACCTTGCCAATCCTGACTTTAAGACAATGCTTAATCCTAGAAAAGATCGTTCACTTAAGGCTGTCTATACAAACATTGGAGAAAGCCTAGGTTTTACTTCTGGTGGTGACATTGATCTTGATCTTGATGAAACGGTTTATAATACAGTTCTTACCAAAGAGATGTCTGGTATTCTAGAAAAAATGGACAAAAGCCTTGGTATTCAAAAAATTCGTGCAAAATCCAAGATTCTAACAGAGGCTTTGGAGAACATAGACGATGATGAAGAGAATGAATTAAACAATGATGATTTTGAATTAAATCTTGATCTGGACGACGATGAAACAGAAAATGAAGAGTCCGAAAACAGGGAGGATGTGGATATTTCGGAGTTTGTTGAAGATTGATTGTAAACTGTTGAGATTATCAACTATTTAAACAGAAGAAAGCTAAATTGGAATGTACAAACATAACAAAAAGCGTAATGTAGGATTGCTTGTTGAGTTTTTATCACTCCACATGTCTGTGTGCCTTGTGGAGCAAAGAGTTGATGATTCGAACAAGGCAAAGAAGATTTGGAGAAAGTATTTTTCCAAGGGTTCTGAGCTTTATAAAGAATACTCGGTTTTTAATTCTTTGTATACTGCAAATCTTTCTAATAGAGAAATTGCAATTCGGCTTCTTGAAAGATCGAAGGCACAGTGTGAAAAAATCAACGTTCAAAAACTCGATGCAGAAAAAACAGCACTCATTAAAGAGTGCAATGAAAATCTTAATGATAGTAATTTCTATAATAGGCCCGTGAGGGACTATAAAAATATTGCCACAATTCAAATTCTAATCAATTCGTATTCTGGTAAAAATCCTCTTGGATTAAGAGAGACTGTGGAACTTGAAGATAAGGTTGTGGATCATATTTTAAATAAGAAAAAAGTACCAAACAAATCTCTCAGCGAAAGTGTTCTTCGTCTAAAGACAGACGATGTTGACGCTCTTGTGGTGAAGATCATGCAGGAGAAGTTTGAAGAGAAGTATAAGAAAGTACTTTCAGAAGAGCAACAAAAAATTGTAAGCTTATATTCGTTCTCGGAAAAGGACGAAGCTGCCAAAAAGAATCTCTTGGAGGTTTTTCAAAATATTCGACACAAGACTTACCAGAAGATTCAACAAGAACTCAAAGAGTCCAAGGATAGTCTTTTGAACAATAAATTAAATCACATCAAAGGTCTTATTGAAGAGTGCTCACGGGAAACCCCAGAAAATCTCGTAAGGGAAAATGGTGTTGTTCTTCATATGACGTTTTCTAAATTACACGAGGAGCTAAAGGGCGAATAAAATGAGATTATTGAAAGAAGTTAGCGCACTACAATTTACCAAGGACCAAATTAATGAGTCCATTGAAAAAAACAATGGTGTTCTTAAATTACGAGGCGTAATCCAAAGGGCTGACACCAAGAATGCAAATGGGAGAATTTATCCTTACGAGATTCTAAAGCGAGAGATTGACAACTATAAGAAACTTGTCAAAGAGAGAAGGTCGCATGGCGAACTTGACCATTGTGACCAACCCGTTGTTAACCTAAAGAATGTCTCTCATATTATTTCGGATATCGAAATGGATGAAGATGGGGTTGTCTATGGAGAAATTGAAATTCTCAATACTCCAATGGGTGAGATTGTTGCCAACCTTGTGAAGCAGCAAATTACCGTGGGCATCTCTTCAAGAGCACTTGGTTCTGTTGTATCAAAAGGGGACGTTGACTACGTTCAAGATGACCTTCACATCCTTTGCTGGGACATGGTTTCCGAACCCTCTACGCCCGGTGCTTACATGTTTAAGGAAAGCAAGCAATACGGTCCAGAAACTCTTAAAAGGGTGATTCCAAGGGATGTTAGGATTGATCGTGTTGCCAATGAAATTTTGTCGTTTAATGAAAAAATAAAAAACGGCAGATAATTCTCTTTAGTGACCGCAGCTAAATCCGACCTTATATTTCTTTCCGTTAATCACAACGCTTTAATGTTGAATAATGTTCCACAAGTTCTGCTAAGACTTGACCATGGCATTTATAAGGTTTATCATCGGTAGTAAGATACACTTTTTCCTTGGGAGTACACCAGCATCCCAATATTTTTCCCTCTAATTCGTGTAATGATAGCAGCAAATTTTCTTGTGTCAAGAGCCAATTTGAATATTTCTCTAAAACATCTTCATTTTCTTCAACAATAAATTTAGCCAACTTTGCCTTGGAATTATTTGTGAAAGGGTTTGACCACTTGGAAGGTCTGCCAATATAAACATCATAGGGCACTTGATGCTTAATATGAACGATCCGTATTTTATTCTTATTTTCCTCTTCTTGACTCATGTAGATTTAACATAGCAAAATTTAATGATCAATTATCACCCAAGATAAACATAATCATTACTCATTGTAAACTCTAATTGTTCTCTTGTTTATTCTTTTCATTCTCCTCTCTCACTCCCTTCCCTCATTAGTGTTGAACATTTTGAATAGAAGAATAGAGGAAGAAAACAGACATTCAAAACAAGAATTAGCTTTCGATTACTTCGAGAAGTTGAGCAAATCTTTCATTGAGCATTGAATCAAATCCGGGATGGAGGTTATCCGGAAGCTCCCAAGGGCTAAACCATCCGTAGTCAACATGCTCCCAATTGAGAACGGGACTAAACTCTTTTTGAATTTTTGACAGGAACGTAGTATAGGAGAATCTTTTATTTCTGTAATTGTAGAATTCTGTAAGCACATATGAACCTGTGACCCGAAGTTCTTCTTCGACTTCTCTTCTGCAAGCAGCAATAGGGGTTTCGCCAGCGTCTATTTTGCCACCGGGGATGCCCCAAGTGTTTGGCATGGAAACCCCTTCACTGCGAAGCACAAGAAGGATTCTTGATGTGTCCGGAACACAAAATAGGGCACCTGCGCCGCTTTTGTTGTGCAATCTCTGGTTCATGATTATAAGTATATTACTACAAGGCGGATCAGGAGTCAAGGGGCAAGTTACTTCGTTGCTTGCATGATCGACATCCATCTCTCAGCGATGTTTATTCCACCTGCTGCCTCTTGCAACATTCCGATGTCTGAAGCATTTGGTGGCGCGACATGAGTATTGACCGCATTGGCTGCTGTGTCTTCAAAAATAGAAAACAATGGATTGCTTGAATCGATGCCGAGTGCTTGTGAAATCACGTTGCTTGTATGTGCTGCGATTTGTTTTCTATCGATCTCTTCGTATTCGTTATCATACGAGACGCTTTCTCTTCTTGCTCTTACGTCTTTGGGGGACTTATTTTCTGCTCCCGATAACAGAAGCCTGTTTTCGGTTGTGGCTACTCCGACCGCTTCGGCAATGAGATCATCGAAAGCGCCTTCTTCGACAAGTTCTCTTAGTGATTCTTTTATGACTTTCTTCAAAGTAGATTTAGTTGTCTTCATGCGGATAAGTATCTTAAGATTTATGTAAATCTATTTAGAATCATGCTAAACTAGAAAAAGAAGGAACAGAATGAATTATTCTACAATGAACACATCGATGGAGCGTGTATACGCTCACACTAACACTCCCGGCATTGTTCGTGAGATTTGGATGCACTATATAAACTACTATGACGAGGCGGGAAAGAAAATTAAGACTCGTCTCGAAAAACAAATTCCGGGAAAATTATTTCGCATTCTCGAACCGCACGAAACTTTGCAATCAAGACACGGCATTGTAGAGTATGTGTTTCCAAATGGAGAAAAGAGAAGGCTTATTCCGTATCCATGATAACAATGGTGCGGTGAATGGTTAGAATGCTTGCCAGAACCCTAATGCCCGCCTCTAAAGACCGCAGAGCAGAATTGGCATCTTCTTTACTAGAAAACTTTGCTGCGTGATCGATGTCGTGCGAAAACTCCAAATAAAAACCTGAGTCTTTCGTATAAAACCCAAGATCTTCATGTGACACAATGTATTCAATAGTATCTATTTCGGATATAAATTCTTTTTTCACGGCGCGCATAATAAAATCTTTGCATAATTTAGAACAAAAGTCAAGAAGGCATATAAACTTAAAGTAGGAAAATAAATATCATGGAAAAAGAAAATGAAACTTTTATCACACTCTCTGACGAATCGATTGCAATGATTCGCGAACTACTACAACTCTCCCTTCTTACGGGCGATAATTTCGTTGACAGCCTCCGAGCTATGAAATTTTCATTTCTCAACAAAGAAGACAGCAGCAAACTCTACCCTGCGCCTGAATATGTTGAGGGATATAATGAATATGTTGAAAAACTCAATGCTCGTGCCGAAGAAGAGGCAGCTAAAATTCTTTCAAGTCAGTCTCGTGGTGAAACCGACTTGAATTGATCGTTGTGTGTGTCTTTCTCCTAACCCTGCCCTTAATCGGGCAGGGTTTTTTATTGCAACAAGTGTCATTATAAAAATAAACTTATTTAAGCGAATACTTCTACTTATAGGAAACGGATTCATAATATGGGATTATTAGATCAGACTACAAACAGCATCATTCTAGACATGGTACTCACAGACAAGGGGCGCGAGGCGTTATCGCGGAGCGATGGTAGCTTCTCGGTTGTAAAATTTGCACTTCAAGACACGGGTGTTGACTACAGTATTATTCAAAAATTTGGTCGAACGATCGGCATGGAGAAAATTGAAAAAAACACTCCAATTTTAGAAGCGCTTACGAACGGCTCGCTTGAGCAGATGCACAAGCTTGTCTCGATATCGAACCCCAATTTAATCAGACTCCCAAATCTTGTCCTTACAGGAGAAGGGGTTGATTCGACGAACAATAATATTTCCATTGGTAGCACGAGCGCGAAGAGCAGAACTATCACAATTGCCCAGAACGTGACAAACGAGGCTTCGATTGACGTAGAGCTTAGAGATCAAGTGTTCATCGTCGAGATGGCAAACCAATTTCTCCAGATCTCAGGTACTACGCCAGACTCTGTTAATAACATGCAGAGAGCACAATACCTTCTTACGAGAGATGCAGGAGAAACCTCGATCGGAGGCTCACGGGTTTCGTTTACTCTCACCACGAAGTCGATTACAGAGTCGCAATATCAGATTTACGGCACTTCGTCAAACAAAAACCAAATTGTTACTTTCCTCAAGGTTACGGGAGTTCAGTCTGGTGCAACAATTGAGTTCCAAGCCACAATTGACAAGAATATTTAATAGGAGCATAATAAATGGCAATCTTTAAAGAATTTTCATCTTCGGATATTACAACAACACCATCATTTCTAAATCAGCTTGTTGATATTGTCGGCTCCGACATTTGCGGTGTAGACACCAGAAGAAAGTATCAGGTGTTTGTTACGGGAGCAGCCGGATCCCCCGGAGTTACCAGTTCGCTATTCCAGACGGTTTATGATCAGAAATGGGACCTGCAAACAGCTAACCCCGTAATGGACATAACCGTTGGTCTACATGTGGATTCTCCTATTGTGCAAAACCCTGCTCCCATTATTGATATTAACGGCAAGTATTATTTCCCACAGGACACTCTTATGATGAGAGAAAAGATGGACATCTATAGGATGTTCGCCCAGACTCTTCTTGGAGATGCAAATGCAACATTCGTTGCGGGCACGGGCGCGGGAAATCAGATTACAGAAGCTCTCTTTATTCCAATTCGCAGATTATTCGCGAGAGATCAAATCAAAAGAGAGACTTTCGCATTAAGAGTTTACCCAACAGCTTCTTTGACAGGAGCTGATTCTCTGTTCAACGATCCTCCTGAGCCCGCGACGAAGATTTATACAGATGCGAACGCTGCAACGAACAAAGAGTATTCGTATGGCGGACAGGTTTCGACTCTAGTTGACGCAGCCGACACCAGTGTAGCGGTAGGCCTTGTCTTTAATGACAGAGGAGTTGTGGTTCTTGATATCACAAAGGGCTTTGATAACGCAAATACTTTACAGGGCGAAATTGACGCTGTGACCACTCCAACGGGAACAACTCCTTTCAATGGCACGCTGAGTGAGTTTTTAAGAGCGGGTTCGCTCGACGATATCATTGACCACTTTGCGTCCATTCGATTTACGGATAGCCCAGATCCAGATGTGGCCACTGTAGGCACGGCAATCACCTTCCAAAACATCACAAATATTAACTCAACGATTTATACGATGCAAATTGGGGCAGATGAATTCAACTACTCTTCAAATCCCACATACACAGACAGCAGCAATAGAATTGTTGTGATTGATCCGGGCCAAGAGGAAACCCAGAGAAGCTTTACTTTCATTACGGGAGTTGGTTTATATGATGCGTACAATAATCTTCTAGCGGTTGGAAAGGTTAGTAGGCCAATATATAAATCACCAGAGCGACCCCTTACACTTGTTGGCCGACTTGACTTCTAAGGCCTATTATGACACAGATAAGAAAAGTACGAATTAAGAAAAACATTTCAAAACCAAAAAAATTAGGCACCGTTAAGAGAAAGTCTACTAAGAAAACAAAAACAAGTAAGACAAAATCTGCGGTGCCTTCTTCTATTAATAATGCACCCAGAAAACGAGGCAGATTCCACAATGGAATCCATCATAGCCCAAAATGCTCTAGGCCAATAGAATACAGATCAGATTGGGAAAGAATAGTTTGCATCTATCTTGACCTAGACTCCGAAGTAAAATCATATGATTATGAAAGCATCATTATACCGTATAAGGCAAATGTCAACGGCAAGATGAGGAAGTATATTCCAGATTTCATTGTTGAATATAAAGACAAGACAAGAAAACCCTGTATTATTGAGGTGAAGCCAATAAGACGCATGGCGAATAACCTAGTCCAGAAAAAAGCCGTTGCTGCTATTGAGTGGAGCTCAAGAAACAATTACGACTATGTTTTTTGGGGAGATGACCACATTAAGAGATTTAAAAAGAAAATCAAAGAAATTGATAAAAGCCTTCTTGAGCCAGAAGATAAACCAAAATAATATTATAGACTATCTTGCTCCGGCTACAATAACCCAAGCGTCAGCCATATCAAAACAGGTTTGATCGTATATTTCGACACCTTTGTTTTTTCCCGCTGTAGGAATTCTCTTATACCAAGGAAAATCTGGATTCCTTTCCACTACTGCATCAAACACCTTTTCCTTGTTGGATTTTGATTTATCTTTGGTATTGATTTTAATGCCTAGATTCTTTCTTGCAGTCCTTACATTGATTTTTTGTGGCTTGGTTCCAAAGGAGTCGTAAGTTATTTGTGAAACAATACCATTAAAAGTAGCCAAGGTAAAAAGAGTCTTGGCACTAGAAAATCCCGGCGTAAACCTCATATGAGCTTCTTCGATAAAAATGTTTTTTATACTATACGAACCAAGTTCTTCTTTGAGAATTCTACGAACTTCCTCAGCCTTGTCATATTCATCTTTGAATTTACTAGAAGTAAGCTTGATAGCAAACAGTTTGACTAAATTATTTGTCGCACAATCAAGAGCACACACTCCAACAACAGAAGTTGATATGTCGAGCCCAATATTAATTTCTTGCAGGT